TGGCATACCCCGCTTTAGTCAGGACCGTCCTAAAATGCATGGCCCTAGGGCTGTGCTAGGACCAGGTCCTGACCTGGGAAACGTCGGATGGGGCAGTTACTGCCCCGTCCTGACGGTTCAGGGACAGCTCAGGCTGCCGGTGAGAGAGGCATCGCTTCTCTCCTGGCGGCTGAAGCACTCTTATAGAGCGGCCTTCCGTACCTCTCAGAGGCGCGGCGGGTCGGCTGTCCCGTCCTCTAGGCATTGCTATGCGATGCCTATTTTACGTGGCATGGGCCTTTCAAAGGCCCTAGCCAACTGCCTCTTGATGCGTGGTTACCACGATATCAGGAGGCTCGAACAGCTAATAGCCGGCTTAGTCGACTGTTGGCTCCTCTGCGACCCTACCTTCTTTAAGGAGGGAGAGCCGCTTCGCTTGACGCGTCGCGTCTTGCGGAAGGTCATTGCAGTCGGCGTTTCAAACGTCGACCGCGTGACTAAGATGTGGAAGGAGTTCACCTCCTGGTTCTACAATGTAGTTACCGGAAGTGAAACACTTTCCCCACCTGAACTTTCGGGAGATAATATCTTCCGTCAGTTTTCTCGCCATGGCCTGTTACAGGACATGTTGAGGGAAGGCGTCTCGGATCACGGCTATGCCGAGAATCTGATTCACCTCATTTCGACTCGGCAGCTTCCAGCTGCCGGGAAGAAAACAACGGAGGAGGCGTTACGGAAGTTTGTAACTACCATAACGACCCCTTTCGTTCCCAGTGCGACTTCGAAAATCGAGTGTCGTACTGCTGCCTACTGCGTAGGGAGGTTTACGCGTTGCGTATCCTCCAAACCAGTGGACATGAAATCACACTTGAGCTTAGCTACAAGTGGCGATTTCGATACCCCTTCGGAAGAAGGGGGTCGGGCCGAGCAGATAAAAGGAGAGTTTCTCCCCTGGCTCTGCGAAGCCCCTGTTTCCGACGAGGCGTATGATACGCCTTATGGAAACTACGTTTGCCAAGCAGGAATCCTGCGTTGGCGCACGTTAGCTCGTCCTGTAGCTTTGCTACGGGAAGATGCTAAGTTCGGTGAGATCGTTCCTACGGATACGATACTCGGCGAACGCGTTGCTCGCTGGGGACTCGATGAGTACCTCGGCTTGCAACTTGTAGTCTACGCTTACAGCGTTGCTGTGAGCGAGGGCTACATCAGGGGCACGGAAGTAATACTTCCGATTCCCTGCAGCTCTATTGCCGTTCCGGAACCCGGAGGCAAGGCTAGGATAGTGACTACCACTAAGTGGTGGGCCATCATCCTTCAGCAAGGTCCAGC